TTAACATTTTTAATGCCTTCATATTCCAATTGTTCTTTTAATATTACACTACTTGTTTGTGGATCTTCAGATAAAATATCAAAATCAGGTATTTTATTTATTATTTGTTTTTCTTTTATTGGCATATAAAATGAATATAAATTTGCAGCATAACCTCCAAAAAATACAAGACCTTGATCGATAAATGATCTTCTTGCAATATCATAAATTTTATTAATATTTTCATTTCCTGAAAATGCTCTTTGAAATTTTAGGTTATTGCATGCAATCCCTTTTATTGGGTAATTTTTATTTAATAAAATTAATCTTTTTAAAATTTTTTCCCATCTTGTTATATCTCCCATGGGTCTTGATAATTCAACATACATAGCCATTCTAAGAAAATTAGGAGGACAATAGCATATTGAATTTATTTTTATAGCTTTTTTATATAAATTATTAAATAATTTAGTATCAATATATGTAATGTCAGCAATAGGAATAAAATTAACATATACTTTGAAAGTACCTGTATGAACGCCAGCTTTTGCTTCTACTTCTTCATATCCTTCATTATAATAAATATTTGCTAATTTTTTTGATAATTCTAATGCATTTGGCGAAAAAAAATCATAATCTGGTAATTCTATATTTCTATTATAAAATCTAAATTGTTCTGGTAATATGTTATTTATAGCAGTTCCGCCGTAACATAGTGTTTTATTTTCTCTTAAAAATTTTTCTAAAATATTGATAATATTTTTTATATTATCAGATTGTACATTTTTTTTTCCAGAAATGAAATTTGCATTATCAATTGCATTTCTCAAAATTTCTAATTCTTTGTCTTCAAATTTTTTTTTTTGCATTATTTATATATATAAAAATAATAATATTTATAAAAAACTATAATTATAACAATTGTTATAATTGTTATAATTATAAAGGTTATTACTGAATTTATATAACTACCTAGCTAAAGCAATATCTATAGTAATCCTACTTGCACCTTGAGTCGGCGTAATTTTAAATTTATATGGAGATGGAGTTGCTTCTGGATGTCGTATAATTGTGGCACCTTGAACATTTGCAAGAATATGATTATAATCGAGTGCAAGATTAGTTACTGCATTACCATTATTTGCTTGTCGCAATGATTCATCTGTCCAACCAGTCGAATTTAATGGAGTTATAGTTATATAATAATGATTTTGTCCAGAAACACGTATATTTCTAATTCCTGGATTATCATTGTTAAGATCACTTGCAGTGCCTGTATAAGAATTTCTATTTATAATAATGTCATCAGTATATGACTGTACTCTAACACTTATTGAAGGATATCCGCCCGTTAGTGAGGTGTTGGCTCCAGTGGAGAGACTTGGTCCATATTCTACGCCTGTATCAGTATATTTAATAACTAATGTTTTATTTGCATTTTGACCCAAACCATATTGTTGTAATGGATTATTTTCAACATAACCACTTGTATCGAATGTTTGAATATCTTCTCGTAAAGAATGATGTTTCAAAGAAAATGATTTTCCTTCTTTATCTCTGAACATTTGTAAATATCCTCTTAAATTCGGATCATCTGATTGAAATTTCATAGCAATTAATTGACATCCATTAATAAATGCATTATAAAAATCATAATTATTTAACTTATTATTTAAATCAGGTAATACAATATGCATTCTTGTTTTCGATTCCCCAATAAGCATTTCATTTTTTGAGTCGATTTGAGATATTCTTAAAATTTTATAATCAGTTCCTGAATATAAATTTACATAATCATGTAATTCTGGTATAGATTTTATAGTTGAATTTGATGTAGAATCAACCATAATAATTATTTTATTTTGTATATTTTTTATTAATTGTTTATCAATTCCATCATATCCACTTCTACTTCCTCTTAAACGTGTTCTTTTTAGTGAATGATCTTGAAAAAGTGATGTAGGATCAGAAACACTAAATACTTGTTGCAATAACAATCCCATATTTTTTAATGCTAGTCTTTGTTGAGTTTTTATTCTAAAATGCAGTATTAATGGATCATTATTACTTGAAAAAGCATGATAGGATTCATCTTTAGGAAAACCTTGTAACAATGCTTTCAAAACTTCTGCTAAAGTTAAATAATTAAAAGTTTCTTTAAATGTTATATTATTTGATGTTGAACTTGCAATTACTGGCTCATTATTTATTGAATATATTTCAAAATCTAAACATCTAACACCCAACTTTAATGCATATTCCATTGCACATAAATGTACCCAATTATTTTTAAATCCATCTGCATTGCAACAGTTATACGCTGTTTTTATATAATAATTACGCAATGAAGATGATGTTTCATTACAATAATCACTTCTTGGTGCACTAGTGCAAGTTGAAAAATTAATTTTTCTTTCGGGATATAATACATGTAAATTATCAAATTTCTTTTTGTATTTTGTGCAATTATTATTATTTAAACTAACAATACTAGTTATCCATGTAAAAAATAACAATACTATAGATATTATAATTGTTAAAGTAATAACACTATATAAAAATTCTTTATCATTAGAAAATTTAGTAAAATCCAGATTTTCCATTTTATAATTATATTATAAAAATATATTAATATTAATTAATATTAATAATATTATGGCCGGTGGTTTATTAAATTTAATTGCTGTAGGAAGTCAAAATGTAATAACTAACGGAAATCCTAATAAAAGTTTTTTTAAAGTTAGTTATAGCAAATATACAAATTTTGGATTGCAAAAATATAGAATTGATCAAGTAGGACAAACTGAATTAAATATAAATAATGAGACAAAATATACATTTAAAATATCTAGATATGGTGATTTATTAATGGATACTTTTTTAGTAGTTAAATTACCAACAATATGGAGCTCAATTATTAAATATAATATTCCAAATTCTATTAAATATGAATATCGTCCTTATGAATTTAAATGGATTAAAAATATAGGAACACAATTAATTAAAGAGGTAACTATTACTATTGGTGGACGTATAATACAAAAATTTTCAGGTAGCTATATTCAAAATATGATTGAAAGAGATTATAATGGAACAAAAAAAGAAGCTTTTAATAAAATGACAGGCAATATAAATGAATTACATACTCCAGAAAAATATGCAAATAGAAATAATAATTACCCCAATGCATTTAAAACTGCTGATAATATGGATATAGAACCATCTATTGAAGAAAAACAATTATTCATACCAATTCATACATGGTTTAGCTTGTTATCGACATCTGCTATTCCATTAGTTTGTTTACAATACACCGAATTAGAATTTACTTTTACTTTTAGACCTTTGGTTGAATTATTTACAATAAAAGATGTTATATATGATTTAAGTAATAATGTTGAAAAAATAAATACAGATTATTATGATTTTATTCCAAGAATAAAAGCAAATCAAGCAACAAGTGATATTTATGGATTCCATAGATTTATACAGCCTCCACCAGAAAGAGATATGGATCAGACTTATGTATATTCAGATACTAGAAAATCTGTAAATATGGATATTCATTTAATAACAACTCAGTGCTTTTTAGATAATGATGAAAGAAGTTATTTTGCAGCAAATAAACAAAGTTATTTAATAAAAGAAATATATGAATATAATTTTTATAAAATTAATAAAACAAATAAAATAAAACTGGAATCAAATGGTCTTGTATCAAATTGGATGTGGTATTTTCAAAGAGATGATATTATAAATAGAAATGAATGGTCAAATTATACAAATTGGTTATATGATAATGAATTACCAAATTCATTAATAAAAATGAGAGATGATTATAATGAAATAGTATATTACAGTCAAAAAAAAATTTATAATGATTTAAGTAAAAATATTTATATTACAGGACATATTCCTTCTGATTCAGAACAAAGTAATAATAAATTTATTATGAAAAATTTTGCAATTTTATGCGATGGAAAATATAGAGAACAAGAAATGCCTGCTGGTGTTTATAACCAAATAGAAAATTTCTCTCGTAATAATGGTTCATCAAAAGATGGATTATATCACTATTCATTTGCAATAAATAATGATCCATATAAATATCAACCATCTGGTGCATTTAATACTAATAAATTTAAAGTGATAGAATTTGAATATAATAATTTTTTTAATCCACCATTAGACTTATCAAATGTATTTTTTACTACTATATGTGATCCTCAAACAGGTGAACCTATTGCTACTACAAAAGCACCAACAAATATTTATAAATATAGTTACAATTTACATATATATGAAGAGAGATATAATATTCTAGAATTTCAATCAGGAACAGCTGATTTAGTATACAGCAGATAACTAATATATTATACTAGTATTTAATTTTATAAAATATTAATATATTATAATATGAATAATAATATATTAATTAAAAAGTTTTTCTAACTTTTAATTTTTTACTTTTTCTCTCATTTAAATTTAATGATCTATTTTTTTTATTTTTTATTGTTACACATTTAAAATCTTTATTTCTAATTTCACCTTTATTGCATAATTTGTTGCACCTTTTTGTTTTTGGATTATAATCTTTATTTTGTTTAAAACACTCTATTCTTTTTTTGAGAGAATTATTGATTGGTTTTTTATTATTTATTACATTT